CACCTCAGCAGGGAAACGCAAACTTACCGAAAAAGTTCGCATATAAGCATCATACTCAGCACAACTCATATCAAACACTGCGGCCATTTCTCGGCGGACCAAATCAGTGTCGATGTATGTATCAAAAGGCAGTTCATCAACATCGTAAAGAAGATTATGTCTTTCACGAAATTGATGGTCCGCACGCTTTTGATGCCATTGAAAAGCATTGTGTGCACCGTAGTGTGCTTCAAGAGCTCTAACATCCACAAATCCTTTGTTCTTACAGGACATTAGATGCCGACCTAAGTCTTGATAAAGTGGAATCCCTTTGTACAAAATAGTGTACATATAACCGATGGAATGATAATAGGTATCCAAATGATCATAAAATTGATCGTTGATGCAAAATTGAACTCGGCGCATGAGCTTGCGCAAATCTTGAACGTAATGAAAGTCCCTGGCATTCACCTTAATGAATTTGCCTGAACAATAGTTAACATCATGATAATTAGTTCTAATTTCGAGTTTTGCATCAATGCCAAATAAGGCATAAGTATTTACATAGTCACATGGTGATCGACCGAGATTTTCCTCGATAAAATACTCGGTAGTGACTTTATTGATTCCAGTGTTACCACTGGTGGTATCAGTATCGCCAGATCCTCGACAATAGCGAAAATCAAACTTAAGGCCATTTAGCGTCTTGCCTGTTTTGTGAGTCTTACACGCAAACAGGTCATTAAACTGCTCGATAAGTTCAGGGAAAAACTTCTCGAAAACAGAACGCATGAGCTTATACTCTATTTCTAGAGCAATGGCTCGCTGGCTTGATTCATAAGATGTTGCATCGCCTTCAACATAAACATCCCCCATGTTGATGACATTGTCGTCGCCTTTTACAAGGCATTCACCACGCTCTAGATCACGAAATGCCTCGCCAACGTCTTTGAAGTCCATGCAACACGTAACACCCTTGACGCAACCCAAAGCCTCTTCATATTTCTCAACAAAAGCCGAGTAAAACAAATTAAACTTAGGATCACGCCCCATGATGATACGTGGTTTCTTCACGTC